CATTGTTGGCGTCAAGGGTGCCCCGCTATCGGGCATGAACCGCGGCAGCCTTATTCGAGGCAAAGAAATTACTTGGCGTACAGACGCCGTACAAAAGGGTTTTAAAATTAAGGTAGGCGTACGCGCTAGCAAAGAGCGATACGTCAATTTTGCGCGTTTTACAGACGGCGTACAGACACACACCGAACAGGTGCCGTTTGGTTCAAAGCCTTACAAACTTATGGTTATGCAACAGGCAGACGCCGCAGGTGCTATTTATGACCATGCCGGACGGCGTAACGGCGGTATGTTCGTAACCAATCTAAACGCAGCCGGCGGCGGCCAACAACCCCGCGTAATAGATAAAGCCGTAGAGAATAACAAACCCGCCGTTCAAAGCGTTGTACAACAGGTAATTTCAGACGTTGAAAAGAAAACTAACCGAACATTGAAACAGCGGTACCGCTAATGGCTATAAATATCCCAATTATCACGACGTTTAGCGACAGTGGATTATCCGCCGCTAATAAAAAAATATCGTCGTTTGGTAAAAAATTTCCCGGTATCGGAATTGCCATGGCAGGCGTTACCGCAGCCGTTGGCGCGTTGGGCGCTGCCGCGTTTAGCGCCGTCCAAAAGGCCTCTAACCTAAATGAACAGATAAGCAAAGCCGGCGTAATTTTCGGTCAATCTAGTGACGAAATAGAAAAGTTTGCTAAAACCGCTAACCGTAGTTTGGGTCTTTCGACAACCGCCGCGCTTAACGCCGCTTCAACGTTTGCCACGTTTGGTAAGGCAGCAGGATTAGCCGGCCGTGACCTTGTTACCTTTTCTACTGATTTTGTAACCCTGGCGTCGGATTTGGCGTCGTTTAATAACACAAGCGTTGACCAAGCAATTAACGCCGTTGGTGCCGCGCTACGTGGGGAAAGCGAACCGCTACGCGCTTATGGTGTTTTGCTTAATGACGCAACTTTAAAAGCCGCCGCAATGGAGTTAGGCATATATTCAGGTTCGGGCGCTTTAGGGCAACAGGCCAAGATTTTGGCAGCGCAAAAGGTTATTTACAAACAAACAGGCGACGCCCAAGGCGACTTTAGCCGTACAAGCGGCGGCCTAGCCAACCAACAAAAGATACTTAGCGCAACCTTAGAGAACGTACAAACCAATTTGGGTGTAGCCCTTTTGCCGTTGTTTACTAAAATGGTTCGTTTCTTTAATGAAAAGGTGACGCCCGCTATCGAGGACGTCGCAAACGCTTTTGGAGACCAAGGCTTAGTATTTGGTATACAGGTTGCGCTTTCTAAAATGGGTGAAGCCGGGCCTATGATTGGTGGGTTTTTTAAACAGTTTGCCGTTTCAGTTGCCATAACAATTAACGCTTTAGCCAAACTTGTGCAACAATTGTTGGCGGTTTACTATTTCAGTGTTGGCCGTTTTAGTGCAGCAATTAAGGCTACTAGCAAGTCATTTAGTGACCTTATAGACGTCAAGAAACTAAGCGCCCAATTTGACGGCTTCATTAACGGCATTGGTTTAGTTGACGAAAAACTAGCCCAAGGCGCCTACTACACGGGCCTAATGACTAAAAACACAGAGTTACTAGGCAAAGTTATTAAAGACACAACGCCCGCCGTACAGGACATGGGAGACGGCGCGGGCGGTGCAGCAAAGAAAATAAGCGAACTATACGACGTCATTAAAGACAAATTATCAACCGCATTAGACGACGCAAAAGACCAACTAAAAGACGCCCAAGAAGCCTTTATAGATTTTGGTAAAAGCGTTTCGGACGGCATTAAAGAGGGCTTTAGTTTCAGTGACGCCAAAGAAGCGGGCGCCGAAACAGGCGCAGGTTTCCTAGACGGACTACGTGACCAAGTAGCCGGGGTAAAACAGTACGCAAGCAACGTAGATACATTGCTACAACGTGGCCTTAGTCAAGACGCCTTAAACCAAGTATTACAGGCAGGCGCAGACGCAGGCGCGGCAATAGCCGCCGAACTTGTAGCAGGCGGACAGGAAGCCATTACAGGCCCCAACGGCGTAAACGCATTGGTTGCCACTGTCCAAGGCGTAGCCGACAAATTAGGACTAGACAGCGCAAAACGTTTCTACCAAGCCGGCGTAGACCAAGGCACCGCGCTAGTTAAAGGCCTCGAAAGCGTTTTAGTTAAATACGAAAAGATACTTAAAAACCCAAACCTAAGTACCAAACGTTTAAACGCGCTTTTAGAACAAGCCCAAACGGACATAGCCTTTACCCAAATAACCGCAGGCCAAACCATTGCAACACCGGCACCGTCGGCAGCAAGCGCGGCAAACATTGCCGAACATCAGGCGGCCCGCGGTGGAAATAGTTACACGGTAAACGTAAACGGTGGCATGGCAACAGCCGCCGAAATAGGCCGGGTAACAAACGACGGGTTACGCGCCTTTGCCCGACAGAACGGCCCACTAGACCTGCCAATAGCGGGGTTTAGATAATGCCAGGTAGCGCCATTGTTCAAGCCGGCAACTATTCCCTACTTGTAGACACAGGTTACGACGTAAATAGTTTCGAACTTGACAGCGCCATTAAAGGCCTGTTGGACGGTGTATACCCGTTAGGGCCTGGTACAGATTTTGCAGACGTCACCGACAGCGTTACCCAAATAAGCGTACGTCGAGGCCGTCAAGACATTGGCGACCAATTTAGTGCGGGCACCATGACATTTACCATTAACGACGTGGACGGCATTTTTAACCCGTTTGACGATACAAGCCCGTTTTACAACACACCGGAAGCGTTGCCAGGGTTATCACCTTTGCGGGCCGTTGAGTTAATCCGCTACGACATTGCCAATAACCCGGAATATTTGTACCGCGGTAAAATTGTGAACTATGACTACAACTTTGCCTTAGACGGCATAGATAGCGTGACGGTTTACTGTTCGGACAATTTCTATTTACTTAGCCAAACCTACATAAATGAACTAAACGTAGGTGTTGAAACGTCAGGCGAACGTATAGAAACCGTTTTAAGCCTGCCGGAAGTTGACTACCCAACGGGTGCAGCGCGTGACATTAACGTAGGCACCGTAGACCTAGGCCACGACGCCGCCTATACCGTGCCGGCCGGTACCAACGTTTTAAGTTATTTAAGCCAAATAAACGAAACCGCAGAATTTGGCCGCCTGTTTATGTCACGTTCCGGGGTATTAACTTTTACGCCAAGAATAGGTAATACCCTTTCGGGTAGTGTTGCCGATTTTCACGACGACGGAACCGAAATACCCTTTGATAATTTAGGCATTACGTTTGAGGCGGATTCTGTAACCAATAGGGCTTTAGTACAAAACCTTGGTAACGCCGTAGCAACCGCCGACGATTTGGCTAGTCAAGCCTTGTTTTTTATTCAAACAAACAGCATAACTAGCAGCCTTTTAGATGACACAGAACTAGCAACCGCAGCAACGTACCTTTTAGACCCATACCCGGAAGCCCGCTATAACAGTGTTGAAACCGTATTTGGTGCTTTGACTAACGCCCAACGTGACACGGTAGCAACGGTGGATATTTCGGACACAATAAGCATTGAAAAGACTTTTGTAACGGGCGCGACTACTACGATACTTGCCCAAGAATTAAGCGTAGAGGGTATAGAACATGAAATAACCCTTACCGGGCATAGGGTACGTTTGTTTACAAGCCCTACTACCATTGTTTACGAACTGATTTTAAACGACGCCACGTATGGCACAATTGACGCGTTAAACGTGCTTGGGTGAATTAGGCTAAAAGCATGGGCGCGAACGCACAAATAGCAGTACCAAGTTTTACAGCCGGGCAAGTGTTGACCGCTGCACAACAAACGCAAATAAACACGGGCATACCAGTATTTGCAACCACGGTTACTCGTGACGCCGCATTTGGTGGCAGCGGTGAAAAAGTGCTTGCACAAGGCCAAACTTGTTACATTGAAGCAACGTCTAGTTACCAAACCTATAACGGTTCAGCATGGGTAAACCTTTTAGCAGCAAGTGGTTTAGTACTTGTAGCGTCGCAAACTATCGGCACCACAGTTTCGTCCGTGACGGTAAGCGGCGCGTTTAGCGCGACTTACGAAAACTACAAAATTACAGTTTCGGGTGGTGTTTCATCCACAATCAATGCCATCCAATTAACTTTGGGTGCTACGGCTACTGGTTATTATTCGGGCGGTGTAGACATGACTTACGCAGGCGCTACATCGGCCATTGGCCAAGCAAACACCGCGTTTTGGAATTTCGGCGGAGGAACAACAAGCGCTTTAACAGGTCAAGCAGAAATTTTGCAACCTTTTGCGGCAAAAACAACAACATATTTTTCAGACCATGCTTTCAATCAAACGGGAACAAATGGCAGTTTAAGCCGCGGTTTTCTAAACAACACAACCAGTTACACCGCATTTACTTTAACTACCAGTTCGGGAACATTGACTGGCGGAACTATCCGCGTATACGGTTACGCAAACAGTTAGGAAATTATGACTACCTACAAAGTGCAAATAGACGATTTAGTGCGCGACGCTACAGCCGACGAAATTGCAGAAATTAAGCAACGCGAAACCGAATTTACGGCACAGCAAAAAGCACAATCTGAACTTGCAAAAGCCAAGGCAGACGTTTTAGCCAAACTTGGTTTAACAGCAGACGAAGTAGCCGCGCTACTAAGTTAATGAAATGGCGTTATATAATCGGGTACGTGCTTTTTATTGCCGTAGTTTTGTGGGGTTGTAGTGGTTGCACAGTTTCTAAAACAAATATTGAATACCAATGCTTTACAAAGGCCGCTTGTGATTAAAACACCCGAACAACAACACGCAGGGCTAATAGTTTTTGTCGGCCGTCTAATGGCAATTTGCTTTTCGTTTACCGTCATGGCGTTTATTTACGGTATTTTGTTTGTAGACCAACCAACCGAACAGGCCCCAACGGACGCGCAACTAATTGACTTACTAAGCACTTTGCTTGTGTTTTTGACTGGCACACTTAGCGGGTTGGTTGCTTCAAACGGACTTAAAAGCAAGTCAAACCCGCCAAGCGAATAATGATTGCTAAAGCCAAACCCGGTGTAGTTGGTGGGCGCGACTACATAGGCAACAGCGACGGCCCCGCAGCGGGCAAACGTGCCGGTACCGAAGAGTGGGTTAGGCAGGCCGCCAAGTATTCAAACGGCGCGTTGTGGAATAACGGCACCTACGGGCAACGTGACATTAAAGGTAAACCCGGCACAATGTCAGTACACGCCACGGGTCGAGCAATGGATTTGTCATACCGCAAAATGGACACTAAAGGCATTAAAGAGGGCCGTGCAGTTTCTAAAGTTTTTATAGACAAAGTGCTAGCCAACGCAAACGCTTTTGGCGTACAAATGGTTATTGACTATTTTACAAAACCGTTGGGCGCGTCATGGCGTTGCGACCGTCAAGCATGGAAAGTGTACGAAACTAAAACCGTTTCGGGTGCACCTGGCGGCGATTGGTGGCATATCGAATTAAGCCCGGCTTTTGCCGATAGCCCGGAAGCCGTAAAAGCCATATTTGAAGCGACCTTTGGGGTATCCGCAACCGCGTAACAATCGTTGGCTAGGG